AATGCAGGACTCAGTGATACCATCAAAGCAATTGCAGAGGAGATGGAAATTAAACCTGCTGTACTCAAAAAAGCAATCAAAGTTGCACACAAAGCCAAACTAGGCGACGAAAATGCTGATCATGAAGAACTAAACAGCATTTTAGAAACTGTGGGCAAAACTCTTTGATTGACATTGTCAAGGGCACTATCCAATGGATTCAAGATGATTATCACTCTCACCCTGTTCGTTTTATCATTGAGTGCATGGCCTGGCTCATATCCATTGGGTGTGCTCTTACCATGTCACTCACGGTGCCAAATGTTCCGTTAATTGTACTTTATCCATTATGGATTCTTGGGTGTGCTTTGTACTCCTGGGCTGCTATCACCCGAAGATCTTTTGGTATGTTGGCCAACTACCTGTTACTAACTACCATAGATTCCATTGGTCTTGCAAGATTACTACTTAACTAATATAATACATCCTATGACTTATAAAAAAATTACACTAGGTTTTAACAAAACATGGGTTGATGGTACTGACACACCACCAAAAATAAAACAGTGGGCTGATACAAATATACCAAATAATTACACAATTGATTGGTATGATGGCGAGGATCATGATATAGTTTTTAATCTAACAGCAAAAAATGTCAGCGAGAAAATTGTATCTTTTGCAGTGTTAAGTTTACAAGGTATGAAGTTGTTAGAAACAGAAAATTACGAAACGCATCCTGATGCCAAACACTTGTTTGATTTTGGCGACGACTAATGAGCTACATTGACGCACTATTTGCAAGAGACAAAGATCGCATTCATGTTGTAGAAAGAATCAACGGTGAACGAGTATACAAAGAATACCCTGCCAACTATCTATTCTACTACGATGACCCCAAAGGCAAGTTTCGCACAGTTTACGGTACGCCAGTTTCAAGATTTAGTACTCGCAACGGCAAGGAATATCAAAAAGAAGTAAGAGTTAATTCAAACAAACGACTATGGGAAAGTGACATCAATCCGGTGTTTCGCTGCCTGGAAGAACATTATTCAGGTGTGCAGTCACCCAAGTTACACACAGCTTTCTTTGACATTGAAGTTGATTTTGATCTGGTACGCGGCTACAGTCGTCCCGAAGATCCGTTTAATGCAATTACCAGTATCTCGGTCTATCTGGACTGGCTGGACAAAATGGTAACCATGGTGGTTCCGCCCAAGAGCTACAGTTGGGAAACTGCACAGGAGATCTGTGATCGCTTTGACAACTGTTTCTTGTTTGAACGTGAAGAGGATATGCTGAACACATTCCTTGATCTGATAGATGATGCAGATATTCTAAGTGGCTGGAACAGTGAGGGATTTGATATTCCATACACTACCATGCGTATAATTAAAGTGTTGAGCAAAGACGACACTCGACGGTTATGCTTGTGGGGACAAATGCCCAAACAGCGTACCTTTGAACGATTTGGCGCAGAACAACTTACCTTTGACTTGATTGGTCGAGTACATCTAGACTACATGCAGTTGTATCGCAAGTACACTTACGAAGAACGGCATAGTTATAGTCTGGATGCCATTGCTGAATATGAGTTAGGTGAACGTAAGTTGCAGTACGAAGGAACTCTTGATCAATTGTACAACAAAGACTTTGAAAAGTTCATTGATTACAACAGACAAGATACCATGATTTTGGCCAAGCTGGATCAGAAACTGCGCTTTCTTGACCTGGCCAACGAACTGGCGCACGACAACACAGTGCTGTTGCCCACCACAATGGGCGCAGTGGCAGTTACAGAGCAAGCAATCATCAACGAAGCACATCAACGTGGTCTAGTAGTTCCTAACAGAAAGAACAGAGATGATCAAGGTGACACACAAGCGGCAGGTGCCTATGTTGCTTTCCCAAAAAAAGGCATGCACGACTGGATTGGAGCAATTGACATCAACTCGCTCTATCCCTCGGCTATTAGAGCCCTTAACATGGCGCAAGAAAGTATTGTGGGTCAACTCCGACCCATAATGACCGATCGGTATATTCAGGAAAAAATGGCAGCAGGTTCAAGTTTTGCTGATGCATGGGAGAACATGTTTGGCAGTCTTGAATACACAGCAGTAATGGCGGGCGAAGCAGGCACAGAGATCACCATTGACTGGGAAGGTGATGGTCGTAGTGATGTGTTGAGTGCTGCAGATGTATGGAGACTGGTCTTTGACTCAAATAAGCCTTGGATGCTTAGTGCAAACGGTACAATCTTTAGTTACGAGCAAAAAGCCGTTGTACCTGGACTACTGGAACGTTGGTACGCGGAACGAAAAGAACTACAGGCTAAGAAAAAAGAAGCTGTCACTGACGACGACAAGGCGTTCTGGGACAAGCGACAGCTGGTCAAGAAGATTAATCTTAACAGTCTATACGGAGCCATCCTTAATCCTGGATGTAGATTTTTTGACAAAAGGATTGGTCAGTCAACTACACTAACCGGACGCATCATTGCACGACACATGGATGCATATATCAATGAGTGCATCATGGGCAAATACGACCATGTGGGTGAGAGCATCATCTATGGAGATACTGACTCATGTTATTTTACAGCTTGGCCGGCAATCCGAGACGAAGTTGCGGCTGGACGAATGGAATGGAACCGAGACATTGCAGTCCAACTGTACGACACCATTGCCGAACAAGTTAACAACAGCTTCCCAGCTTTTATGGAACGAGCTTGCCACGTGCCCAGGTCCAACGGTGAGCTGATCAAAGGTGGGCGAGAACTAGTAGCTTACAAAGGCCTGTTTATCAAGAAGAAGCGTTACGCTGTTCTTATCTATGACATGGAGGGCAACAGGCTGGACACACACGGTAAACCAGGCAAGGTCAAAGCCATGGGTCTAGATCTCAAACGTAGTGATACACCCAAGGTTGTGCAGGACTTTTTGAGTGAACTGTTGCATGCAGTACTAACTGATGCTGAGAAGGAAGAGATATATGATCGTGTGCGCAATTTCAAGATTGCCTTTCAAGACCGACCTGCATGGGAAAAAGGTACACCCAAACGTGTGAACAACTTGACCAAGTATGGCAAGGAAGAAGAACGACTGGGTCGTGCCAACATGCCCGGGCATGTTCGTGCTGCACTTAACTGGAATAATTTGCGTAGAATGCACGGTGACAATTATTCAATTGCTATTGTGGATGGCATGAAGACCATTGTGTGCAAACTCAAGGACAATCCACTGGGCTATACCAGTGTTGGTTACCCTACAGATGAGACTCATATCCCGCAATGGTTTAAAGATCTGCCGTTTGATGACAACTTGATGGAGGCCGGAATTGTTAATCAAAAGGTAGAAAACTTGTTGGGGGTGCTTGATTGGGACATTCCCGGACATACTGACATCAAAACAACTTTTGATAGCCTGTTCTCGTTTGATTAAATATGTATACTATCGTTGACAGCGTGTGGCAAAAATCTATGAAACTGCATGAACTGGTACTGCTCAGAAATCAGCTACAGAAATCTATAGATGTTTCTGTGATCAAACAGGAACTTGAGAAAAACAAGACTGCGTTGCATTCTCTGGCCAATCTTGGTAACGAAAAATATCGTCAGCAGATCATCAATTGTTCGGCTAATCTGCACAACGAGATATTGCCTAACCTAACCAATGACTTAAATAGTATCCAGTCTATTATAGATCAGGTCAATCATGAGATAAATGTAATAACCAAAAAGTTTTTTGAAAAAAACTATCAAACAGAATATACATATGTTAATCCTGGTATTATTCGAGACATCAGACGTATGGCCATTGCTGAAGGTACTGATTCCACATTAATCAATCGAATCAGGCTGTACAGTGATTGGAAATACCCTGCGTTGGAGATTGGGTGTAGAGATGGTGAGTGGACCAAACATCTGGTTTCATCAGATCCACTGTACGTCACTGACATACATCAAGAATTTCTTGACAATACTGTTAATCAATTTACACCTGAGTATCAGGAACGATTAAGAAAATATTTAATAGTTGACTACAAGATAAATGAGTTACCAATTGATCAGTTTGGATTTATTTTCAGCTACAATTTTTTCAATTATCTAAGTCTTGACAGTATAAAACAATTCTTAATTCAATCGTTGACTTGGTTAAAACCCGGCGGCGTGATGTTGTTTACTTACAACAACGGAGATCTGAGTGTGAGTGCTGGACTCAGCGAAAGTTATTTTATGACCTACGTACCAAAAAGTATGTTATTACCATTGGTCGAAAGCTTGGGATTTGAGGTTGTTGACGCACCTGACTTTTCACCATCTACTAGCTGGTTAGAAATAAAAAAACCTGGCACACTGTCAACTGTTAAAGCTCATCAGGTACTTGGCGAAATAAAATATCTATAACTGTTGACTTTTCTAAATACAACTGCTACAATTACACATTATATAAATTCAAGGAGAATTACATGCGAGATTACTTGCTCGATATCGTATCACACACTCACAGTCTAGGTATCATCGATCTGGTCAAGATCACCGGCACAGATTCTATTACCTCAATTGACGCTGTTAGTGAAGAACGCATTGCCATTGTACAAGCACAATTTCACAATCCTGTACCAGACTTTGTTGGTACGTTTGGTATGCCTAATCTAAATAAACTCCACACTGTGCTCAATATTCCAGAATATCGTGAAGATGCCAAGCTCAGTATCATCAGCCGCGACAAAGATGGTGTGGCAGAACCAAGTGGCATCCATTTTGAAAACAAGGCCGGCGACTTCAAGAACGACTACCGTTTTATGAGCGCAGAGATTGTAAACGACAAGCTCAAAACAGTCAAGTTCAAAGGAGTCAAGTGGGGCGTGGAGATTGAGCCTGCTGCAGCCGCTATTCAGCGCATGAAATTTCAAGCTCAAGCCAACAGTGAGGAAACTACGTTTATTGCCAAGACAGAAAACGGCAACTTGGTATTCTATTTTGGCGATCACTCGAGTCATGCAGGTAACTTTGTATTTGCACATGATGTAGGAGGATCATTAACCAAGGCATGGAACTGGCCTGTTAATGCTGTTATTAGTATCCTAGGACTTCCTGGCGACAAGATGATTCGTTTCAGTGACGAAGGCGCAGCACAGATCACTGTCGACTCTGGGTTGGCTGTTTACAACTATATCATTCCTGCACAACAAAAGTGATAGACTTTTTAGAATATTATAAAAACAAAGGTCATGTGTTTGGAGAATGTATGAGTCATCCAGATTCTGATTTCATGTATATCAATATTCCTAAAAATGCCAGCTCATGGACTAAACTCAACCTAAAAGATTTAGGTTGGGAGTTTTACAACTATCATACAGATAACTTGTATCACAAACATGCCATGGTAGTGTTACGCGATCCTGTTGAACGATGGTTGAGTGGGATTGCCGAATACATGTCTCAATATCATGTAAACTTAGATGCTGCACACATATCTTTAAATTTTATGAATTTAATCTTCGAGCGTGTTGCATTTGACGACCATACTGATCTTCAAGTATTATTTTTACAAAATATTAACTTAGACAACTGTACCTTTATCAAATGCGATCAAGATTACAGAGTTAATTTTTCAAATTTCTTATCTAATAGAGAAGTACCAAACTTGTATAGCAAGTACGATTATCAACATGTGTCAAGTCAAGACACAATACGAACCAAGTTTAAAAATATCTTTAAACACGCAATAGAAAAAGAACCTAAATACCGTCAGCAACTTCAACAATACTTTAACAAAGACTACAAATTAATCAAGTTGGTAGAATTTTATGGAACGCCTTAATTTACAATTTTATATTGATAATTCTAACAAATTTTTATATATACCAATTGCGAAAAATGCTCATAGTAAACTAACCGAGGTTTTTTGCAATGCATCGTGGTTTCATATTGGCGGAATTGCATCTGTAGACTTTGAAGATCTGTTGGCTAATAAAACTATATTTTGTGTTCTTCGTGACCCACTAGAACGATGGATTGCTGCTGTTGTTACGTGCTGTTTGTCGTTAGAAACACCAGAGGGTCGTGCATATATGCCTGTAGATGCAATTAACATATTAGATCATTTTATTCGATTGTTAACCAAGGACGTTAAATCTGCTTTTATATACTTTTTCTCACATAACAGATTTAATCTTGATTGGCATACACAACTTCAAATTGAATACATACTACCCATTGACTTAAACAAAATAACTTTTTTTTATCTAAATAACAATACCGGAAATCAAATAAATCAGTGGCTCAATTCTGCTAACGTTGTACTATCAATGGATAATAGAAACATCAATGCCACTAATAAAAAGGATCCTGTTTATACAAATCTAGTAGCATTTTTAGCTGATCCGGGCAATATTGAATATAAACAAAAATTATTAGAATACCTTCAACCAGACTACGATCTAATTAACTCGGTAAAATTTTATGCAGGATGATTTAACTAGTAAACAAAACGACTATGCAGTGTTCTTACCTGCAATCAGTGGCTTTTACGCAACTTTTATAGGAAAACAACGTGTTAACAATGATTATGTTGATCCTGCTCGTATGCCAGCGGCATTACAGGACATGGAAAAACTAAACTGGCTTAACAGTCAAAAGGCTTTATTTCCGTACAAGTGGAGCTTGTATTCAGGCGGACATGCCAACTTGGATCTTACCAAACCTGATGCCAGTGAGGATATGGTTCGTAAAAGAGAACCTGGCACACTTATGTTAGGAGATTCAGGTGGATTCCAGATTGCCAAGGGCTTGTGGGAAGGTGATTGGAAAGCCAATTCAGGCTGCCCTCGAGCACAGAGCAAAAGAGAAGCAGTACTCAAATGGCTAGATGGCATCAGTGATTATGCAATGACCTTGGACATTCCCACATGGGTCATACATGACGCACATGCAAGTGAAAAATGTCAGATCAGTACGTTAGAGGAAGCAGTCGATGCTACCAAGTTTAACAATGAATACTTTATGGCTAACCGTAAGGGCAAAAACAACGGTGGCACCAAGATCCTAAACGTGTTGCAAGGTGCCAATCATACCGATGCCGATCGTTGGTATGATATCATGAAGCACTACTGTGATCCTGCTCAGTACCCAGACACTCACTTTGATGGGTGGGCTATGGGTGGTCAGAACATGTGTGATGTACACTTGATCCTTAAACGACTGGTTGCACTGCGTTACGATAATCTACTGCAAGAAGGTGTACATGATTGGATGCACTTCTTGGGCACTAGTAAATTAGAGTGGGCCTTGTTGCTAACTGATATCCAGCGAGCTGTACGCAAGTATGTAAACCCTGCTTTTACTATCAGCTTTGATTGCGCTAGTCCGTTTCTTGCTACAGCAAATGGTCAGGTGTATCACGAAATTGATTTAACTCCTGGGCAAAAATGGAGCTATCGAATGAATCCCGGTGCCGATGACAAAAAGTATGCAACTGATACTCGTAGTTACGGTACAGGTACTGTTCAAGATGGTTTCTGGGATCACTTTGATGAAAGTCCAATCAGCCAACACTTGCAAATGAAGGACATCTGCATATACAACCCGGGCGATCTTAACAAGAACGGTAAAGAAGGCAAGACTAGTTGGGACAGTTTCAGTTATGCACTACTAATGGGGCATAACGTATGGACACATATTGAAAGTGTACAACGTGCTAATAGAGAATACGATGCCGGCAATTATCCTGCCATGATGCGGAATCAAGGTACCAAAGGGCGCACAGGTGATCATGCCATGTTTAAAGATATTGTAAATGCAATCTTTGCTGCTCCGACCAAGGAAGAAAGTCTTGAGATCATTGAACATTACAAACGTTACTGGATGGATATCCCAGGCACACGTGGGTTCAAAGGAGATAAATCTCAGAACAGCCACACTCAGGCCAAAGAACATTTGATTATTGAAGGAACTGGTGTTAAACTAGATAAGGTTAAAAAAGAAAAACCTGTTGTAATACTCAACTCTAATATTTTTGAGGTATAAATGTACAAAGCCAAAATTAAACACTTAGAAGAAATGCACAAGGTCATCAATCGGCAAATTGATGATATGGAACACAATCATCCACATGTGGCAGTTGATAATCTTGCTACTATGAAAAAACAGAAGTTGTCAATCAAGGATGAAATCAATCGCTTGACTCGATTGCAATGGGAGCATGACCACGAACGTGTGGATCTTGGAGATTAATATGATTAGAGATGGACATAGCAGCGCGAGTTTATTTGTTGGCACAGAAGTAGAACATACACCAGCACTGGGATTAAAAACTCTGTTTGTGGTTGGTATACAACCACTGGACTTGATTGATGTGGCATACAGTTCGCACAAATGTGAACACATTTATTTTGGTGCCAACCAAAGTTTTGCACCAGATGGTAGTGTATCATATTATGATCAATGGGAAAACATGATCCGGCCTTTACTAAAAGATGGTCGCTTGTGTACTTTGGATTTTGATGTTGCCGAAGTCGAAAGTGTGCTTGAATATGGATTTAGTGAATATAACAATTTCATTCCCATGATTTCGGTTAAATTGCCCTATATACAACAATTGGGATATAATGCTATAATTAAACTTGACGACAAAGACTTTAAAGCGAGCAATCCAGGAGTTTGGTGCCATAGCGTACACGACTTACAAAATCGTACGGTATTTACCGACTGGTCTAAATACACCAAAGATGAAGTTATCAAATGAATCAAGACCAAAGACAAACGGCAGACAGAATCATGGACAAAGCCCAACGACAAATTTGGGTAACATTCAGGCGCGAAGGTATCCATTGCTATCCGGCAGCGGCCACAGATCCGCAACTGGCCACCGGAGATCAATATGACGTTTCCTTCCTTGCAAGTCCTCATCGCCATATATTTCATTTTAGGGTTTATATTGATGTGTTCCATAATGATCGCGACATCGAATTCATTCAATTTAAAAGATGGCTCGAACAACTGTATTTGGGCAACAAAAGTGTGTTGCAACTTGACTACAAGTCCTGCGAAATGATTGCAGATGACTTGTATGTCCAAATTGCTAGCCGATACCCCGATCGCTGTGTTACAATTGAGGTAAGCGAAGATGGTGAAAATGGCTGCACAATAAATTATAATCTAACTCAACCCTCCCTTTCAATAAAAATCTAAGGAGATGTAAACATGGCTGGTCCTGCTTGGCTCAAGAAGTATCTAA